ATATTTTATAAGTTTCAAGCTGAGTTAATAGCATTAAGGGAAGTGTTTGGTGATAGTTTATGTACTACACTTGAGGAGTTTGACAGCACAGATAAGAACATTGCTCTACAGATTGTGAGTGGTAGAGAGGGAATATCATTAAGAAAAGCAGACTTCTTGGTTTATTACAATATTGACTTTAGTGCTACTAGTTATTGGCAGAGTCGAGATCGTATGACTACAAAGGAGCGAATGCATAATAACATCTACTGGATATTTTCCGAGAAAGGGATTGAGAAGATGATATACAAAGCCGTTAATGGAAAGAAAGATTACACACTAAGACATTTTAAAAGAGATTATGCCATATAAAGACAAAGAAAAACAGAAAGAGTACTTGCGTATGCATTACGAAAGGAATAAGGAAAAGCATAGAGATGCTAAAGCGTTAGCTATTAAAGAGTGGAGACTTAATAATAAAGAACATATTTCGTCTTACAATTCCGATTACGCTAAGAAACATAGAGCTGATATAAATAAAAGGGAAAAAAACAGAAGAGACAACGACCCTTTGTACAAGATGAAACTAAATTTAAGGGGTAGAATAAGAAAAAGTATTGTTGATAAGATGGGTAAGACTACAGACATATTAGGATGTAGCTACGAGGAAGTGAGAGATTATATTAGCAATCAATTTAGAGAAGGAATGAGCTGGGATAATTATGGTGAGTGGCATATAGATCACATTAAGCCATTAGCATTAGCTCATACAGAAGAAGAAACATATGATCTATGTCATTACACTAACCTACAGCCATTATGGGCTATTGAAAATTTACAAAAAGGATGCAGCAGTTTAATTTAGTATATCATTTCAACCCTTATAATAATAACTGGTATTGCATACCAAGAGAAGAGTATGTTAACTACTTCCAAGGAGACTGTACTAAGTGTGGGAGTGGATTTAATATTGAAGGAGCTTACTTAAGTTACAAAAACAAAACAAAATGACAGAGTTTTTATGTTCAGGATGCGGAGCTTGTTGTATGATTGCTGGTAAGTCAGGTTATTTACCAGACAGAGGCGATGGAGGATGTATTCATTTAGACGAAGAAAACCAATGCTCTATATATGACAATAGGCCAGATGTTTGCAGGGTTGATGAAATGCATAAAATAAATAATCCTGAATTATCGAAAAAAGAATATTACATTAAAAGCACAAAGGCTTGTCATCAAATAATAGATTTACTAAAAATAGATAATAAATATAAAATACCAATAAACAAATATAAAAATGACAGAAATAGAAACGTTTGAAAAAGAATATCCTGAGTTATCTAAGGAGTTCAAAGACATACAGCGAGAGATGTATGAGTTGTTTGCGAGAAAGCAAATGGATTACGGACTAAATAATATTGCCTTGGGGGGTGATTTGAAAAAGTCAGAAGATAAAAAGTTTGCTTTAACAGGTTTATCCATTAGATTAACTGATAAGATAAGCAGGTTAAAGAACTTAATTAAGAATGGCAAGGCTTATGTTCCTGGTGAGAGTCAAGAAGATACATTTATTGATATAGCTAACTATGGCATTATTGGAATGTTAGTTGGTAGAAACCAGTGGAAATGAAAAACAAAGAGCTTGAATTAATTAAAGAGTTGAATAAAAACTACAATAGGGGGTTAAAACCAACTGAGAATGAATATCAAGTGTTTGATGCATACAACGACATCTCTATAATAGAAATTAAAGTTAGGGATGTTGTTTATGATACTCACTATATACAAGTAGATAAGTTTTATAATTTATTAATGGTTGGTGAAGCAATAAACAAGAAACCTTTTTACTTGGTTAAAGACTCTTCGGGTATTTATATGTATGATCTAAATGATTTAAAGTCGGAGATTATTACTTCTGAAATTGTTCCGAAGTTTGCTCCTTATAGAACAGAATTCGACAATAACAAGAAAATTACTAAATATTTTTACGAACTAAATAAATATAATTCACTAAATTTATAACAATGAACCTTGACAAGCAACTTGAATTATTAGTTAAGAAACACCCAAATGATTTTAGATTGGGTTCTAAGGTTAGAATGTTATATCGTGAAAGAAAGCGCAATACAATCAAAGAGAATAAAGCAACTTGAGGCAGAAGGGTATTATGTTCTTAAACTAATTAAGACTAATAAAAATGGCATACCTGATTTAATTGCTATACCAAAAGACTCTAATGTTTTATTTTCAGAGATTAAAACAGAAAAAGGAAAGTTATCTAAATTACAAGAATATAGATTAAAAGAGTTAAATGGCTACGGTTTTGAAACAGAAGTATATAGAGGATAAAATATTTGATGTTGACGAGGGTTTCATTGACAAGCTACAAGAGAGCTTTTCTATGGTAGAGTCTATGGCTATTGCTAAATTAATTAATAAGAAGCTAGACAACCTTGACCCTAACAAGACCACTACTTATGGTGGGGTGATACACAAACCAAATGCTATTTTTTTTTCAGTGGATTGTGTTAAGCTACATAAGAATTTATATTCATTCACTGATATTAGGGAAATAGATAGTGATGAATACTTAGACTTAATCAACTTAAAATTAAATTTAAATGAAATTTGACAACGAATTAGTAAATCAATTAATAATGTCTGGTTACACATTACCAGAGGTAGCAGATAAATTAGAATTAAATTACCAAAAAGTAGTTTCTAATTACGAGCCTACAAAGAAAAAAAATAAGTATATTCAATACTTGAAGTTGTGGGATGATGTAGTGGATAGGAAAAGAAACAATTTTGAAGAAGTGTTAAAAGAAAAGATACACGAAAACGAAATGTATAATTGGGCTAGTTTAAGTCCCAATGACTTGGAGGCTTATTATAGGTACGAGAAAAAAAATAAGGCTTATTATGAGGTATAAATTTGAAGACATAGAAAATATTTTAAAGTTCAAGACTTGGACTGATAAGGATAAGATAGATAAGTTGTTGGAGATTGACTGTAGTTTGTATGCTCACTTAGGGATAGATTCTACAAAGGCAGAAAAAGAGGAAGTTAAAAAAAGAAGTATAGAAATATATAGAACTATTAAGACAATAGATAAGAAATTAGGAGATGAGTTTTTATACTCAGAAGATTTAAAACAATGAAACACCACACTACATACGTTAACTTCATTACTAAGTTGCTTAACGATACTACTGATGAAATTTATGAAAGTTTAATGGATAAAAAACAAGACGAGGTAAACAAGTCTTGTAAGAATCTAATTAAAATTTTAGATGAGTTGATTGATCACGAAGAGTAATGTTCTTCAACGTGACATCTAGAGCATAGCACTTTACACTTATCTATTTCTTTTTGTATTTTATTTACGGCCATTCCTCTGTGTACGCCATTACTTACTTCAAAATCTTTATTCTTTTCAAAATGGTGAAACTCAAGAGCTTGAGTGCAAAACTTTGGATGTGTTTCTTTAGAGTATCCACAGGACTCACAAGCCATTGTTTCTTTTAGTTCTCTAAGCCATCTTTGATTGACGTATCTACGGTGTCTTTTCTTTTTACCGTAACATTTAGAGCATTGTCTACGTCTGTATCTTTTACCTTTTTTTACTCCAGCAGATGGAAATTCAGTATCAGGAAAGGATTGATTGCAAATATTGCAAGTTCTCATCCTTCAATATAGTAATTAAAATCCAGTAACCTTAAGAGAAGATGATTTTTTTGTTTTAAGATTAGGGTTCTTTGGCAATGTAGGCAAGTTACCATATGCTATTTGTCTTATTTTGGATTTACTAACTCCTATATCACTCATTGTCTTAGCTAATTTTTCCACATCTACATCAAAAACATCTCTTGCAGATATATAGTCTAAGTAAAAATCATTGTATCTTTTGTCATACTCTTCTTTATAATTTTCATATATATCATTTAGTTCTTCCTGTGATGCATTGTTTTCAACAGCTTCATTATATGCTTTTTTATAAGCATACTTAGTTTTAGCAGGACCATCGTATTTAAATGAAGAAGCTTTATACCCAAATTGCTTATTAATATCTAAGTTATATTTTTTTAAACCAACAGCCATTTGACCAGCTGTGCTTAATTTCTCATCAGACTCTATAATCTTATTGTATTGCCTCCAAGCGCTAGGTAAAACTTGTTTAACTATATGGTCAACCTGTTTTTCATACTTCACACCATCTGGATCTCCGTCTTTATATATTTGACCCCCTTTACTTGTTTTATTACTAAGAACTTCTGCTAATAAAATAGCTGTCATTTCTCCACCTAAAAAGGGTTTTATTGTAGATTCTGTAAAACCTATTATAGCTGCATCTCCAACAGATTCAGCATCCGTCATTCCATTAATAGTTTTGTTTATAGCTCCGTGTGGGTCTGATCCAGAAATATCAATAAAAGAAAACTTGCCATCTTTTATATCTAAAGGAAGTATGTCAGAATTTTTTTGCCATTCAAACAAATACCTTTTCATTAATCTCTTTTTTTCTTTTTCATCTTCTTCTTCATCACTCCCTGGTTTTAAAGCTCCAATGAGACCAGATATACCTATTCCTGCAGTTTTTCCAAAAAATCCTAATAGCGCGTTTCTAGCTCCAACATATGTTATTGAACCTCCAATCCTTTTTGCTCCAGCTGATCTTAGTTTTGGATCTTTTAATTCAGACATCCCTAATTTTATAGTGTTTAATGCTGTTCTATAAGATTCATATTGAAAAGAAACGAAAGAGCCAACTATAGGGTAAGCTCTTAGTTTTTTTATACCATCAGGTATTTGATCATAAGATGGCAAAACTTTTTTAACATTTTCTGCCGCTATTTTTTCTACTTCAGACAACTCTGTTTCAGTTAAGTCACTTGGTTTTTTATTGTAAAGAGAGTTAGAGTATCTTATTTTTTCATTCTCAAAAGCATATATTTTCCAAAAATCATCTTCAGCTTGATAAGGATTTTCAAACCCTTTTTTAAATCCCTTTTTAAGTTTTGAATTTATTTTACTTAATAAATTATTTCCTTTTTTATCTATATTTCTAAGTATTGCACTTTCAAAAGTTTCATCACTAAATAATTCTCTAGCCTCAGAAAGACCCACACTTTTATCTATTAAACCAAGTCTAATATATTTATTATATAGTTCTCTATTAAATTTTTTACCTCTTGTTAAGTTTCTAAAAGCTTCATATGCTTTAGAAAGTTCTTGTACATTTCCATAACCGTTAACAGCTGCAAATCCTAAGTTACTAAAAAAGTTAACAGCGTGTGTTTGAGGAGATAATATTGTTTTTCCGTATTTATTAAGTGATACAATCCTGTACCAAGTAGCAAGTGCTGGATTCACAGATTTTGGGTCAGTCATTTCATTAAACTGATCAGCTATTTCTTTAGTGGTATAAAGACCTGCTATTTCTTCAAAAGCTTTACTTCCATCTCCTTTTATTTGATAATTAAATTCAGGTGTTCTTTGATCTTTTGTTTTTAATATTCCAGTCTGTAAACCAACCGAAGTTAAATCTCTTAACATTTGACTTGTGTTTGTTAAGGAAGATAAATTAATAATTGTTTTTGCAAAACTTTGAGCTACGTCAGTATACTCGCCCATCAACGCTCTTATTTGTAAAGGTATTTTCTTTTTTTTAGTTAATATCTTAAGATTCTTACCCTGAACATCCGTTCCAAACAACCATTTAGAACCTTCTTTCCCTCTTAATATTTCAGCTACAGCTACGTCTACTTTGTTTTCTACTTCAGCTTCTGATAATCCAGGGGTTTCTCTTTTTATTTGACCTCTTAAATAATCTTTAGCTGAGTTGAGTATGTCATTCTGAAGCCCCATTTTTACTTGACCTCTCCAGTTGTTGTTGTCGTATATTTTATAAGCTCTATTAAGATAAGTTCCTAAATTAGCTTTTATTTTTTCTTTATCTTTTTTACTTATTGTTGGGTCGTTTAATAGTTTTCTTGAAAAAGAATCTATCATCACCCTCATTTGAGTCACAATATCTCTAACCTCTTCATTTACTTCAACTTCTTCTCCAGCTAATAATTTTTGTGCAGCTTCTTCTGTGGATTTTCTATCTTTTTTATCTTTTATTTTCTTGATAGCTTTATCGTAATCCCTGTTTAAGTTATATAATTCATCAACATCTCCTTGAACTTGCGCTGTTTTATTTTGAATGATATCATACCAAACTTTTGGTAAAAACTTTCTTGCTGTAAGGTATGTTTTTTTAAATCTTGTAATAGCATCTTTAAACTTATTCCCTGTTGGAAGAACTATATCTGCATCTTCAACTGGAGTTTCTACTTTTGTTTTGTCATCTACTACTTCTTTTTTAACCACTTCAGTTTCTTCAACGGTAGTTTCACTTTCTAATTGTTCTGCTAACTTTTTAAAGGTTTCACTACCATACTTGTTAAACTTAGGATTGTTTGCCTCGCTTAATGATTCAGTTGGTATAAATGTTTTTCCTGTTTCAGGATTGTATGCGCCTTTAATAAAATACCCGTCTTTAGCAAAACCTGGAAGTGGAACCCATTTACCTTTAGAAGCCGCACCTGTCCCAGTTCCTTTAGACTTATACATCAAAAACTTTTCTCCGTTGCTTGCTGTAACTTCTAGTATTTGTCTTCCATCAACAATACCCAGGTCTCTAGTAACTTCAACAGTAACTCCTTGCTCGTCTAACCTTTGGCCTAGGTCAACAATGTTTTGAACTTCACCTGGTAAATTTCCAAAATCTCTTCCCGACTCTACGTTTTTAGTAAACTCTCCGAATACTTCTAAGTCATCATTTATATTATCATAAACCTTAACCTCCTCATCTATGCCTAATTCTTTTTTTTGCTTGGTAGTTAATTTCTCCTTCATCTTAGGATTCATAACCTTTTCCATTGGTAACACTTCTACCTCTCCAACTATAGGTCCAAAAGAACCTTCTACATATTCATTGTTATTTAAAGTATTAGCTGCGGGTATATTATCAGATGAAGCCACATCACCATCTACTTTTTGAACTACACTTCTACTTCCGTCTTTATTAATAGTTATTTCTACGGTTCTAACTCCTTCACCTTCTTCTGTTTCAATAGTATATATTTCCTTGCTTGTTGGAATTTGAGAGTCTTTTATTACTGCTTCTTCTTCCGTTTCGATAGAAGGCTCCCGTACTTCTTCTTCCACTTCTTGTACACTTTCGGCTGGTTTAGCATTAAGTATATCTCCTGTTTCTTTGTCTTGAATGGCATCTTTTTCGTTTTTAATAATATCCCTTACGTCTGCGTCATCTTTTGCTTTGATTTGTTCCAATTGCTTGTTAATAGAAGCTATTCTATTGTCAATGTCACCTACTAGAGAAGGGTCTGTTTGTTCTTTTTCTTTTGTTAATTGTTCTTTTTTCGTTATTAAAGCAGCTGCTTCTAACATATTTTCAGTAATCTTAACAGCTCCTGAAGTTTTAGCTTCTGCATATTCCATTGCTTTAACTTCATTTATAGCTTTAGCAGCCTCATCTTTAGTAAGAAGACCGTCATCTACTAGTTTAGTGCCTGCTTTTTCTAAGCCATCTGTGTTTTGTGACAACTGTCTAACAATATCATTTCTTTGATTATTTGTAAGAAGTTTTTTAGAACCTATTCCAGTAGTTGCTCCTACAGTTAAAAGTGTAGTTTCATATAAATCAGCTCTTTTTAAGTCTTCAATACCAGACCTAGCGTCTACCCCAGCTGCATAGTTTATTACACTATTTATACCTTTTTCAGATAAAAGAACAGGTATTTCTTCTATAAATAATTCTTTTGCGTTTTCCTTAATTAAGTCTTTTGCTTTTGATTTAAGCTGTTCTTTTGAAAAATCTTTACCCTTTTTTTTAGCTAAGTCAAATAAAGCAT